GAATGTACTTAATACAATTATCTTCATTATGTACATTGCCCTTCAAACTATGGCGCAAAGTTTCAATCAGCCGCCAGCGAGCGGATCATATCTGCTCGAAACCGCAATTGCAAACGGTTCAATAGGTGCTATCTTATTTATAATTTGGCGTATTACTTTTAAAAGCACACAAACACAATTCGAATTCGCACTGAAACAAAACCAGGAACAGTTCGACAAAGCACTTATGAAAGTCGAAGAGCAGCACAAAGAAAGTCTTGAACAGAATCAGAAAACAATAGACAGAATTTTCGAAATACTAAAAAGAGATTCAGATAATAAAGAAGTGCTTATCGGCATTTTAACAAAAATGGAAACAGCTATCACAAATATCGAGGGTAAAAAATGAATTCGTTAGAACAGGCAATAGGCCGTTATCAAATCCTAAAAAAACAAATATACGACCTTAGCGTAAAAGCTCAATCGCTTGTTAAAGAAATTCAGGATGAAGTGGAATCTTTTCTTTCAGATAAAGATTTCATAACCATGGATTTTCGAAAAGTTGAATCGCTCGCACGTGAATTACAAAACCTTCAGAAAGAATACGATGAAAAATCAAAAAAGATGGAACAGATTAAATCCACTTATAATATTTAGCGGAGAGATAGATGGGCGACCCGGCAGTCAAAGAAAAAGCAAAGCAGCTCTTCGTTGAAAACGGTTTGAGCATGGACACGATTGTTAAACTGCTCGACGGCGAGGTAAGCAGGAAAACTCTATATAACTGGCGCAAGATAGACAATTGGGACGAGCTGCGAAAAAGTAAAGTTGAAAGAACCATCAAACTACGAGAACGCCTCGAAAAATTATTAGAAGCTGCTATTACAGATGCAGAGACTAATCTCAATCCACGTTCCATTTTTGCAGTTGGTAAACTTGTTGCTGCATTACGTGCATCTGAATATGTTAACTTCTCAGATGAAAAAAATGAAAAAGAAGAAAATATAAAAAAAGGTTTTTCTGAAGATAATCTCAAACAGCTTGAAAAGGAATTGGGTGTATTATGAAATATTTTCATAAATCGTTTATAAGGGGCATTTCTACAGTTAGGCTATATAAAACTACTCCTAAAAATTATTAAACGAAATTAAACGCATTTATGAAAGAATTAAACGCTATTATAAAATAGTTTTAATAGGTATTTAAGAAGGACATGACAAAAATTAATTTTTTACCATATCAACAAAAATGGATTACTAACCCGAACCGTTTTGCTATTTGTGAAAAAAGCAGACGAATTGGAATAACTTATGCAGAAGCTTACAGAGTAACCCGCGACCTTGCAACAAAGAAAGTTAAGAATAATAAAGTTTGGTTTTCAAGTGCAGATTTATCTGCAGCAGAAGAGTTTATTGATTATGTAGGTTTCTTTGCTAAATTTCTAAATATTGCTGCAAAGTATGTAGGTGTAGTTATAATAAACAAAGAAGATGATATTACAGCACACCGCGTAACTTTTGCAAACGGATGTGAGTGCAATGCAATATCCTCCAATCCTACAAGATTTCGTTCCAAGGGCGGCGATGTAGTGCTCGATGAATTTGCACATCATCGCGACCAGGAACAGATGTTCAAAGCAGCTAAACCATCTGCTATGTGGGGCAATCGCGTAAGAATAATTTCTACTCATAATGGAGACGACTCTTATTTTAATGCACTTATCAAAGAAGTGCTGAAAGGCAATAATGGTACAATGAAAAATTGGAGTCATTTCAAAATTACGATTGACGATGCTATTAAAGAAGGTTTAGTAGATAAAATATTGGGACGAAAAGCAACAAGAGAAGATATTGAAGAATTTTTGAGTGATTCATTTTCTGGTTTAACTCAGGAAGCAATCGACGAAGAATTCTATTGCATACCGCGTTCGAGTTCTAATTCACATCTGCTAAGTTATGAAATAATTAATGCTATTGAACGCGATAACATATTGGATGAAACTCTCTCCGAAATATCAGGCGACCTATATGTAGGCATGGACGTAGGACGTAAGAACAATCCATCTGTAATTTGGATACTTGAAAAATTAGGAGAGCTGTTGTATACGCGCAAAGTGATTGCAATGAACAATATGCCCTACAGTGAACAAAGAGAAATATTATACAGCATTTTATCTCATAAAAATTTCAGACGCGCTTGTATTGATGCAACAGGCATTGGCAATCAGCTTTCTGAAGAGGCACAGGAAGCATATGGAAAGCTGAGAGTAGAACAGGTTACATTTACCCCGAAAGTAAAAGAAGAACTTGCATCCAATACCTACATAATGGCTGAAGGCAGAAAAGTTTTAATACCGCGTGATAAAATTATACGCGAAGATTTATATTCGGTTCGAGCCGTTACAACTTCCGCAGGTAATGTGCGTTATGAAGCGGAACAGTCCAAAGACGGCGGACATGCAGATTATTTCTTTGCGCTTTCTCTCGCATTGATGGCTGCAAAATCATATTCAGGACCGCTTATCTTTACATCCGGAGTGCACAGAATTATGAGCGGAATTTTACAAAACTATTAAATTTGACGAGGTTAAAAATGGCAAAAGGACTTTATATCAATCCGACAACATTCGTTCCGCTGAGTGAAATCAGCAAAAATCTTACAACCGAAGTTGCAACTCGTCAATTTGCACTTGGCGGTTATCCTGGATTTTTTGGTTATCTGCCAGACCCTGACCCGATTCTCCGTAAATTGAATATGGACCAAACTGTATATAAAGATTTGCGCAGCGATGAACAGGTAGGTGCACTTATGGCGCGTCGCAAAAATCTTACCAAAAGTCTTGACTGGCGTATTGAACAGGGCAGTGCTACCGAGAAAGAAATGGAATTATGTAAAAGAGCTCTCGATTTGCTCTCTGACAATAAAAGTAAAATTAAAGATATAATTTCGCAGTCATTAAATCCCATATTTTTTGGTTACTCCATTTTTGAAATTGTATGGCAGGAAATTGATGGTGTTCTGCTTCCAGTAAAGATTCAGGAAAAACCGCGTGAATGGTTTATGTTTGATTCTGATAATAATCTTAGATTAAAAACTTTTAACGATTGGAACGGAATTATTGTAGTTGGAAATAATGTAGACCCTAAATATGCATATAAATTTATATTACTTCAGAATGACCCTGAATATGATAATCCTTACGGCGACAAAGCACTTTCAAGATGCTTTTGGCCCGTTACATTCAAACGCGGCGGCATGCGGTTCTTTTCAATGTTCGTTGAAAAATATGGCATGCCATTTATATATGGTAAACTTCCACGAGGTGCTAAACCACAAGATCATTATGATTTGATGAATAAATTATCTAACATGATTCAAGATGCTGTTGCTACTGGTCCTGATGATTCGAGTATTGAAATAATAGAACCTAAATCTGCTAATGCAGACTTGCATGAAAAATATTTAAATCGATGCGACAATGCTATAGCTAAAGCAATATTAACAAATGCTCTTTCTGTTGAACGTCAAGGAGTTGGCTCTTATGCATCAACTCAAACAGGGGCAGATACAATTGAATCAAATTTATCAGAGGAAGACCGCGACTTCCCAACGGAATTATTTAATCAGCTTTTCAAATGGATTGTTGATATTAATGTCGGCAGCGGTCTGTATCCAGAATTTAAGCCGTTTGAGATTGAAGATATTAATAAAGACAAATCTGAACGCGATAAAAATTTAACTGAGATTGGCGTTAAGTTTACTAAGAAATATTTTATAAATAATTATAATCTGTCAGAAGATGATTTTGAATTGTCTCATAGTATTCCTGAACCTGTTAAACCTTATGCAAATTTCAGCAAACCCGATAAACAATCATTAACAAAAAAATTCTGGAAATGGTTAACAAATAAAATAGAATTCTCTAACAATTCTAACTTAGAAATAATTGGCGAACAAATATCTCAAGCACTGCCCGATAAACTCCTTCAGTTTCAGATAGAAGAAACGCTAAAACCTGTAATTGAGCTTGCAAATAAGTCGAACAGCCGGGAAGAATTTATTGCAGGTCTTTATGAGCTATTCCCGAAAATGAAAGCTGATGAAATTGAAAACCTGGCAACAAAAATTTTGTTTATTGCAAATATAGAAGGAAGGATTAATATATAAATGGAGATAAAATGGAAGTTAAAAGATGCGGTCAGTGTCTGTTTGCCGAAGGCGGCTGGGAAGTAGAATTTAATGATGGAGCTAAAAATATTGCTTACCATTGCATTTGTATTCGCAGGGATTCTAATATTGTTTTTCTTGAACATAGGGATGATAATTTTATTGTATTCGAAAATCAAAAAGCGTGTGCTAACTTCGAGCCTGCCACAAGTATATTGAAAAAAAGAAGCGATATAGATAAAGAAGAATATTTTTTCAAGTGTGACGGTTATTTTGAAATTATACACGAGCAATGACAACAGAACAACTAAAATATTTACTTACACTTCAACCGCAGCAAATTGTTGAGTGGTATAAAAGCAAAGGCTACAAGTTCAGCTGGAACTGGCAGGATGTTTGGCAGGAACAGCATGCTCGCGCTTTTACGGTCACAAAGGCAATGAAGCTTGACATCCTGCAGACAATTAAAGACGAAGTGGATAAAATTTTTTCTGAAGGAATTACATACGAACAGTTCAAAAAAGATTTAGAACCGATGCTTAAACAACTTGGCTGGTGGGGAAAAGTTAAAGCGAGTGATGTGCCAGGTTATAATCCTTCAAGCGGCATTGACCCAGATAAAATTGTTGAACTTGGTTCCCCGCGCAGATTGATAACTATTTATCAAACTAATGCTAATGTTGCTTATTCTGCCGGCCGTTATAAAATGATGATTGCAAATGCATCGCAGCGGCCTTACTGGCAATACAAACAAATCGATCGTAAGACAAAAAGAAAATCTCATTCATATTATGCAGATAAAGTTTTTCGTTATGACGATCCAATATGGGATATAATTTATCCGCCTTCGGATTGGAACTGCGGATGTTATGTTATACCGCTTACGGCATCTGAATTAGAAGCAAGAGGATTGGAAGTATCGAAAGGTTCGGATTTTCAAACTAAGAATATTCCGCCCGAATGGCAGTATAATCCAGGCAAAGCATATCCTGCATGGGATAACTCGCAGCCGGCTGATTATATTATTGTTCCAGGTCAAAAAACTTTTCGAGATTTTAAACGGCTCCCAGCTAAGGAAATTAAAGAGCGAATGCCATCTCCTGAAAAATTTCCTTCATTTGAATCAGTCGGTTTGCAGAAGATGATAAATTTAATCAAGGAAGAATTCGAACTTAAATTCAGGGACTGGAGCTTAATTGACACTTATGATAATGATCAATCATTGTTCACACTTAACCATGCAATGCATTTATTAAATAAAGCCGATGGTCGCGAACGATATATACCTTATATTAAAGCAACGCTGCAAAATCCATACGAAATTTATTTAACTGAATATGCAGATAAAAATGACAATACAAAAAGAGAATTGCGTAAAACCTATATTGGTTTATTCGTTGATGACGAAACTAATGAAGATATTTTTATTGTACTTAATATGATGGGTGACAGTTCAGTTTTTTGGAATATGTTCAAAAGAGAAAAAGGGAAAATTGATAAATTGAGAACAGGTGAATTATTATATGGAAGATAACGCAGTGAATTTAACAAGTCCCGCGCCTTGCACTGCACCGCTTACGGTTAACGCCGCGGGGCAATCCCAATAGGGATGGCATAAGCCACCGTAAGGTCGGTAAACAAATTTATAATTATTAATAAATAATTTCAATATGGCAGCAGACAGCAATCTTGAACAAATCAATGCAATAATTGATAAACTGAAAGATAAGTTTTTACCGAACCGGGAACTTATGACTGCAATCGCAGAAGAAATGTACGCTTCTGTTATAAATGAGTTTCGTACTCAGGGCGCAGGCAGCGGCGGCTGGAAAGCTCTTAAACCGGCAACTCTAAAACAGAAAAGAAGAAAAGGCTTTTCCGAATCCATACTTCAGGCCCGCGGTAACTTGATACGGTCTATTCAATCTTCTGCTAACGACTCAACTGCTGTTGTATCAACAAATCTACGATATGCAGCAATTCATCACTTTGGTGGTACAATTTCAATTGCAGCAAGAACTCGTACTTTATTCCACCGAACTGATAAAAAAGGAAATCTGCTCAAACAACAAAGTAATAAAAATTTGCTAATCTTTGCTAAGAAAAGTCATAAACAAAAATCTGCTTATACATTTGGACAACGCGCATACAACATCACTATTCCTGCACGTCCATTTATGATTTTAACTGATGTTTATAAAAACAATATAATTAATATTATACGCAATCATATTGCAGGTGCTAAATGATAATTAAACTTAACCATCCATATAAATGCCGTCATTGTAAAAAGCCTTATGTGATTCTTCAAGGCTATAGTATTAAAAGTTACTTACCGGTTGAATTGATAACTGGCGATGAAGTAAACGATATTGAATTTGACAAACACAAACACAAAAGCCACCTGCTAAATTGTCCTAAGCTTCAAGCACAGTGGGAAGAAGTAAAAAGAATAATAATTGAACAGGAAAGAAATAGAGATAAGGCATTTATAAAAAGCTGGTTAAGTTAATTACGGCTCCAAATCATACGAATTTACACCTACTACATAATGACATATTGCAAGTGCAATTGAATTATAACGATCTTTCATTATAGTTCCGCAATAATCGCCTACATATTCTTTTTTTATTGGCTGATAAAATTTGATTACAGCTAACGACTTTTCTGACGGATCAAAATTATTTGCTTTGTCTGAGTATTCTTTGTGCAGAGGATAAGAATATAAATCAGGGAATCCTGATTTTGATAACGGCACCACATTTACTGTATTATAATTTTTTGCCAGGTCTTCCGATGATACAATTAGAATATATCTATCCTTATCTTGAGGTATAGTACTTTCATCTCGTGTCATTGTAACAAATTTATCTTTAATTTTATAAACCTCTCCCGGTTTATATTCTCTTATTTTTTTTAATTCTCTAATATCTTTTAATCTTTCCATTCAGGTCGTAATTTTTCTAAATAACTAAATTCTTCTTCATATTTTTTCTGTTGTTCATAATTTATGAATGGATATTTTTCAGCATGTTCCAAAAGCATTCTTCTTGCTTTGCTTATATCATTTACGAACTTTTTAATTGATATATTATTATTTATTACATAACCGCCTGTTGGTTTCCTGAACCCTTTTTTCATTTTTTCTATGTATTTTTTTACTGGTAATGTTTTGTAAATAATTTCCTCTAACTCTTCTACTTTTAAGTGAGCATACTTATCAAGTATTTTTAATAGGAAATCATAAATCATTTTATTTTCCAATATTAATTTTTGTGTGTTGTCATTTCTATAAATGTAAATTTTTCTTATTAAATAGTCGTCTTCTAACTTTCTATTTTTATTTAACATATCCAGGTTGGTTACATAGTAATTTAATTTTGTTAATTCTGTTATTTGTTTTTTATAATTGCTTATTACAGGACCATGCGGAAGTTTTATAAATTTTTCTTTTGTGAATCTTGTACCGAAATTTTTAATAAATAGATATTCAAAAAGATAAGTTAATTTGTTATAATGATAGATGCCTACTTTCTCTAATTCATAAACTATTGTTGAGGTTACTCGGTCTAATTTGCTGCGTTGTAATGATTCTAATAAAAGCATGTTAAAGATTTTTTAATCTAATATTAATATACGATTTTTATCTAAATAAAGTATTTGTTTTCTTTATTACTTGGTTACAATATGACAAAGAAAAAATTTGAAAGCAAATCACAACATATCTGCTTCGTTAGTTGTTCTTTTTAATTTGCAAATATTTTGTTCTATATTGCGCATATTTAATGGCGTCGTATGTGGAATTTAAAGTGGCAAATAACCCATACAAAAACAGCAGTACAAACAATGCAAGGAAGAATGTATGCTGATCTTTGTTTCCCATACTTAATATGTATGAAGTTACTGCTGATAATACAATCGAATAAATAAGAGCAATAAACAAAACCATTAACGAAAATTTGAAAGTGTCTATGATTGCAGTATAATCCCCTTCTTCATCAAGAAAGCGTACAAAATCGTCATCCGAAGAGGATATTATTATAGCCAAAGCCGCAAAAAATACAGAAAATACAATTGATAGTACCGATATGCCTATATCGTATAATTTAACAGCAAATTCATTTGGTATTTTTGTTGGCGCTGCAACATAAAACAGTATCGATATTATTATTGCTGCTATAAAATCCCATGAGATTATGACATCCTTAATTTTCATTTTTAAACCTGTCAAATATTTCTTTTATTTTTAACATCAAAATTTCCAGCACTTTAGATGCTTCTAAATAGTCGCTTGGCGCTTTTGCTATAACGGGATTGTCCCCTGTTTTTATTGTTTTCCTTTCTCCTTCAAGGTCGCCCGTAACAGATGCTTGTCCATAACCATCGTCCGCCATAGTAATTTTACTATATATATCTTCATCATCTATTATGTTTAAGTTCCCATCTGATTCGTCAGCTTCATAATGTTCTTTATATTTTGCAACGCCTAATTCCTTAAGCCTTTCGTCTGTTTTTTTCCAACGCTCACGGTTCGACGGGTTTGAAGGGTGAAGATATATTTGCAGCTTTATTATCTTTTTGAATTTCCTGATAGCTTCGAATATTTTTTCTTCTTCATCTATCGATTGTATCTCGGCGCTTACGAACATATTTTCCAACGAGTGTTCAAAAAGCTCGCAAAATCTTTTTTTAAATGTTTCTTTAGATATTATTGTCCCAACTGGATGATAAGAAATAAGTCCCGAATCAATATGAAGGAAAAACCTACACTTTGCTATAACATAATTTTTTATTTGCTGTTCTTCTATGCTGTGTGTTTCTGGATTGGCAATTTCTTCCTTGAAATTATTACTGTACTTTACTAAATACCCATGGATAAATGTTCCAAGTTTGCTGTCTATTTCGCTTATGTCGAAGAAGCCCCAGTTGGTATCCTTGTATTCCCATATTTTTGTTGTCTTAAGCGCTCTTAGCAGAAATTCTTTTTTGTCTTCATAGTGGGCTATAAGGTTTAATCTGCCAAAATAATATGTTATTTCCCTTGACAGCAATTGCATTTTTTATTTGTAATAAATTTATAATTGAAATAAAAATAATATTTTTATTCCCCAGTGTGTTCATTGCGCCAATTTTTAATGGGTATTAATTTACCGTTTATTTTAATCAGCGTCAATAATAGTCAGTCGTTCCCTTCTCATTCGTGATGAATTCTGTAAAAATATATATTCTGTTCCAGTATCTGAACTGCTGTTATGCCTTTAAGAATATTGCCGCATTTTATGTAGTCTTCCGCCCCAGAACATTTGCAGCTCTGCAAACTGGACAAATTATTTTTTTCTCTCGGCTATGGATTTTAATATGTCCAATTATTTTACATAATCTCTAACAAACATCATAATATTATTAATATGTTTAGAGCTTAATTCCCTTTCTATAGATCTTGCGGCGCCTTTTATTTTTAATTTAACGGTATTTGCTTTTGCTATTTTCTCAAATAATTCTTTAGAGGCTTCAAATATAGCAATCTCCTTTATAACAGGACCAGTATAACCTTCGACTACCTCTCTATGATTGTTGCTGCCATATCCGTTTAGTTCCACTCTATCGCCGTCAATCAATAATATCAATGATGCTCCTTCGCGAATGAACAACCAATCTTTATCTGTGTATTCCGCATAGAATTGATATTTCTTATTACCATCCCTATCAATGAATATTTGCGGGTTAAACAATAAAGAGCTTGTAGGTATTATAGCATTATCCGGCAAATAATTCCCATGCATCCTTATTATCTTATATCCGTCAAATTCGTCTTCTATTGTATCCACGCCATAAGTGTAATAACTGCCAATCGATGCGCAGGCGCATATTATGATTGTAATGAATATAGATATTATACCCTTCATTTTTCCCTCCATATAAATGATTTTATGTAGTCTTTGATTTTTTATATTCCAGGAATGCATTTAATAATTTCTCAAGTTTTTCTATCTCTTCACGTAATTTACGGTTTTCTTCTTCTAACTTTTTATTCTCCATCTCTAATGAGCGAATCTTTCTTACATAAGGATATTCTTCCTGACTGTAATTTTTAATTATCTTTATTATCTGTTTGGGGTCGTCTGCTACTTCCCCCGTTAACAACCATGATAAATCACAACCCATTTCGTTTAGTTTTAGTAATACTTCCATAGTAGGTTTTCTTTTATCATTAATATATCTATACAGGGTAGTATAATCTATATTTAACTTCTCAGCAAATTTTGTCATTGTTTTGAATTCTTTTTTACCCCATTCTCTTAATCTTTTTCCTATGCTCATAATATTTCCGTCGTAGCCATATTTTTTTCTTGACATATTATTGCCGTATGTCTATATTTATTAGTGACATTTATTTAACTATTATAATATAAGAATAATATGAGACATAATTTTCACCCAGAATTCAATAAAAAACTTGTTAACAAATCCGAAATAGCCCGGCTCCTGGGAATAAGCCGTCCTTATGTTTCAATGTTAATGAGCGGCTCCAGGAAAAATCCGGAGATGCTCGAACGCATTAAATCTATTATCAAACAGCAATTAAAAAAAGTTTAACGCTATGCAAAGATATATTTATAATTCCGTTATAGCTATTAAAATTTTTTATAACTCTATAAAAATTTTATAAGGAATTTTATAATGCCTTTGCCAAGGTCGTTAAAAGAGGCGCTTTATAACACAATCCACCGTAACAAAAAATCAATAAATGAAATTGCAGAAGAATGCAGCTGCAGCGCTTCGGTTCTTTATCGTTATTGCGCTGACGAAGATACTACAAGCTATGCAGACTTTCCACTGCGAAGATTAATACCTCTGCTGAACGCCACTAACGATGATACAATTCTCGATTACCTCGAAGCCCGACGGGGTAGAATTGCTTTTAAAATACCTAAAGTTGCTATCAATAAAATGGACGAAGGTATAATCGTAGAAGAATATCAGAAAGCTACAATCGAAGCAGTTGCAGCTTTAAGAAAATTTCTATCCGATCCAAATAAAAAAAATTTCGACATAGTCGAAGACGCATTGATTAAATGTATGAAGTCAACGGCGTCCGCAAAAAAATACTGCGACAAAAAAATGAGCGGTCAGCTCGAAATGAATTTATAAGTTAAAATTAAAACAGGAGAAAGAAGCCATGAAAAGGTTAAAAATTTATGACAATTTAACGGATCAGGATTTAATAAACCAGATAAATCGAAAAAAAACCGAGATTGTTGACATTAAAGAAGAAATGATGGCATTATGTTCAATTATAAGCCAGAATGTGGAAAGACTTAATCTCGCGAAATCAACACTAATCGATCTGGAAGCAGAAGTAGAACGACGCTCTAAAAAGAAAAAATAATTAACAGATCGGGGATTTTTACAAAATGAATATGAATAGTAATATAACTTTAATAAAACGGGAAATGCCCAATAGAAAAGAACGCGCGATGTCAATTATTAATGCAATACGTCATAACATGTACGATGCTCTTTATCAAATGCAGATTTTAAGAGAAGAAGAACTGTATAAAGAGCTCGGTTACGATTCATTACAAGATTGTTTAATTAATGAACTCAACATTAAGCGGTCAACATTTTTTAATTATCAAAAAATACTTAACAAATTCACGCCAAATACTGTGCCTTTAGACGAGTCCAACGCGTTGGACTCATATCATGTCCCAATTAGAAAATTGGTTTTGCTTTCCCGTCTCCCTAAGCCTCAAACGTTACGTTTGTTCAAAGAAGGCAAAATAAGCATAAGAGGGCGGGAATTAACCATCGCCGAGATAAATAAGCTGCCGTATGATAAGCTAAAAGTTTTAGTAACTAAGAAACATAAATATATAGACGATCAAAAAGAAATAACGGTTACGATTGAAAGCATAAAAAAAATAGAAAAAAATTTAGAGAAGAAATTAAATTCTTTCTTGGTTGCCGTATATAATTGTAATTTGATTTCAGAGGCATCACAAGAAATGATACAAAATTTGGCAGACGAAATAAGCAAGATAATTACGAAAAATCTTAATGCGAATAAACGATGAATATTATTAGAAAATTTCCGGAATCCGTGAATTCTTTATTGCGCGCTGATAATTCGGTGCGCTGCTCATATTTCGAAGATAATATTCAATCTCATTCCCTTACCGACGAAGAAGAACTCCATTGCAGCGCGTATGTGGGAGTAATTAAATTGTATCTGGAATACCTCAATAAAAACGGCAAGGGCATGGAATCTAGGGAAAAGTTTGTTAATATCTATAACGGCGGGGCATATCCGGATTTGATGAAATACACCGGCACAATAGGCAGCTGGAAAACTATCGAACGCTGGAAACTCGACTACAAACGCTCTGGAAACGATATGCGCATTTTCCTTAGAGGCAAACGCAAACGAGCTATGCATGTTACACCAGAACAGGCTGCAATACTTATAAAATATGTGCTAAATCCTAATAAACCTTTAATATCCGAAGCAGTTCGTATGGCTATGGATGAATTTGTAATGAAAAATATGCAGCCCATTCTTAGTGCACAAACATACCGTCGTTATATAGAACGCTGGAAAGTTGAAAATTATGCCGACTGGATATTCTACCGCGAAGGCGAACACGCTCTCGACGACAAAGTGCTTCCTTACCTTGAACGCAATTATGATAAAATTGAAGTAGGTGATATTATAGTAGCAGACGGGCATAAACTTAATTTTGAAATTATAAATCCCTTTACCGGCAAGCCTAAACGCATGATGCTTATACTCTATTTCGATATGAAAAGCTCGATGCCTCTTGGCTGGGAAATTGACCCAAGCGAGAACACTCAAGCTATTAAATCCGCTCTGCGCCGTTCGATTATCCGGCTTGGCAAGTATCCCAAGATTGTTTATATGGACAATGGACGGGCATTCAATGCAGATTACTTTACCAAACCTATCGAGTTTCTAAATATTGTAAGCACTTTTGAACGGCTTGGGATAAGAACAATTACAGCTATTCCTTACCATGGTCAATCAAAAACTATTGAAAGATTTTTTGGTACCTTTTCTGAACTGGAGAGATTAGCACCTACTTATGTTGGAACATCCATCGAGCGTCAGCCTCCGCGAATGAACCGCGGCGAGAAACTTCATGTAAAGCTCTACGAAAAATTAATGAGCGGCTCGACAATTGACATCTTCACAGCACACAAAGCTATTGCCTGGTGGTTCGACCAGTACGCAAACAGAATTCAGCAAGAAGGCCATCTTAAAGGCAAAACGCCAGCAGAAGTATTTGAAGCTGGCAAAGGTCCAGGTGTTGATATACAGCAGCTAAACTTTTTAATGATGCAGCATAAAATTACTACAGTATATCGTAATGGTATAAGATTATTTAATTCGCATTATTGGGACGAAGCTCTATTCGGCAAAAAATGGGACGAGGTTCTCGTTCGTTATGATTTATTAGAAACAGATTCAATATTTGTATATGATAAAGAAGGCAGATTTATTTGTGAAGCACGCCGTATGGGAAAGGTTCATCCGGCTGCTGCTATTCTGGGTACCGAAGAGGATGTAAAACAATTCCATGAGCAGATACAACTTAAAGCCCGTCTTAAAAAGTCTGTTGTTTCAAATGCTCGTGAATTTCTCAAACAAGAAATTTATCCGGCAGTTAAAAAACAATTTGAACTGAATATACTTCAATTAAACAATGATGATTCAATACAAAATAATGAAATTACAGATTCCTATAAATCCAGAAAAAAGAAAAGAGATTTAATAGACAGCTGGAGCCTTCCTGAAGATTCTAAAACTAAAAATATAGATATAATTTCCAATGTTATGGAGGGTTAATAATGAGGAAAAAATCCAGAATGGATAAATTTGTCGAACGAGTTCAAAAACAAAAAGCGCTCGGAATAATCTACAACATTCCCAATGTTGACGCTGCATTGCTGGTCAATCGTCTGCTCGACGAAAAGAAACTGATTGTCGTCAATGCCAGCGACGCATATACATCTTCTATGCTCAAATATCGTCTTGGATCGAAATTTAAAGTGAAAGGATTTTCGTTCAATATGCTGCCGGCTCTTACTGATGGTAAGATTATTACTATCAACCACGCTGATATTATTAAAGAAAGCTATGCGCGCGTCTTTGAAGACTTCCGTCAATACGGCATTCCTCTTCTTCTGTTAATGCATTCGGATTCTGCAATGAAAGACTTGCGCAAATGGTCTTCGTATTCTCGCGTGATGACCATTGAGGCGGATTTTAAAATGTTGTATTGAATTTAATTAAGCCCGCGGCTGCTTCGCCGCCAAGCATAGTCAGCCGCGGGGATTTTCCTCACATCTAAAAGAAGGAGGACTTAAAAATATGCCAAATCTATCAAACGAGCAAATCCAGGAAATTATCAACCGCCTTATTGAATTCCAGAAAAATAATCCTGCATCAATTTCATCAGACCGTGCAATCGGGAACAACACCGGCTATAGTGCAACTACCATCAATCAATTTAAGAATGGTAAATATCCGGCAAGCAATTCATTAAGCGAAATAGCACTGAAAGTTGCTAATTATCTTGATAATGTAACTGCAGCAGCACAGAATAATTTGAACCGCGGAACATTAAAGTTTGCTATGACAACTGCTGCATCTCAAATATTCAAAACTGCACATTATGCATTAATGCATGGGACAATTGGTGTAATAACTGGGGTGCCCGGGTGTGGTAAAACTATTGCTGTTAAAGAATTCAAACGTCGTAATCCTACTTCAATACTAATTGAAGTAACTCCACTTGTAACTCGACGTTCTTTAATTGAGGATATTTGCAGCGAACTTAAAATACCATTATATTTTTACAAAAATGGTAACTCTGCTCCAGTTTCCGCAAATGAACTGTTCCGCAACATTGTTAATGTATTAAAAGGAACTAAGAGACTTCTAATTATTGATGAAGGTGAAAACCTCAATGTTCCATGCCTTGAAATAATTCGTCGCATACAGGATTTCACAGAAATAGGGATTCTGCTATCTGGGACAAGCAGGCTTCTCGACCGCCTACGAGGAACTCGAAAGGAATTACAGCAGCTGTTCAGCCGGGTTGGTTATCAAAAAGAAATTAAAACTCTTGAGCTCGATGACGTAAAAGCTATTCTTGCGGTTAATTATCCAGAAGCACAAAAATTTGCAGCTACATTTTTATCACTATCAAAACATAACGGACGCTATTTGCAGCACTTAATTTCACTTGTCAAGAAAACTACAAACGAAACTGGTGAACCTCTGAGCGACGATTTAATAGACAGCGCAGCAAGTTCATTATTAACATAATTGAGGTTTATTATGAACAATATCGAAATAACTGAACATGTTTGTCAGCGCTTTTGCGAAAGAATAAATCCAAATTTATTGAGTATTACAGATTATAAACAAAGATTAACAGCTGTTGAACGCTCGCTTAAAACGATATTAAAAACAGCCACATATTTAAGCGATGATGAACGAGGAGTATTGCTTCGCAGCGAAATCTTCGGATGCGACATCATCATAAAACACAAAAAACTGATTACAATTTATGCTACCAAAAAGAAAAATAACAGCAGCAGGAGGAATAAATGTCAGAATTATTTGCATCGGCATTGAAACGTCTTCATACAGATATGGAAGAACTACTTTCACAAATTAAAAAAGTGAAAAGCGATAATTACATGTATATCTATAAAAACTCACAACTCCAAAATTTTATTGAGGCAGAATATAGCTTAATCCGCTGTTCTGCAATTATAAAGGATTTAATCAAATTAGAAGAAGGTGAACTCGACGACAGCATGGAGCATATCAGATGAAAATAACAATTGAAACAATAGTACAAGATTTAGAGTTGCTCAAAGAAAAATTCAGCATTGGGTTCATTATAAAGTTATGTGCTGTTATAATATATGAATATTGCTGGTGGAACTGGGATACTATGAAAAACGGAATAATAAGCGATCCTGACCTAAATGAATTATTAAAAAAGGAGATTAAAAATGGAAGACAATGAGCTTTATATAGAAATAAACATTATGAATCTTCTCGAATCAGTATCCAGTGTCGAAATTGTAGATAAACTTATTCAGGAAGTCTACAAAAAAATTTTACAGTATAAAGATACTAGTACCAATGAATATAAAAAACTTGTAGCCGCTTATTATTCATTACAGAATTTATATAGAAAACTTCTAAATCATAAAATTAAATACGAAAGTTCGTTCAAAACAATATCGGTGAATTAAGATGTCGTTTAAGCAAAACATGCGAAAGCTTGAACGTATTAATCGATTTGGGATTACAGTTGATTTACCTTTATTCAATCAGCACGATGAAGTGCAGGCAAAATACAAAACTCTGCCCTCCTGGATATGGGATGGCAAAGAAATAAGCAGGCAGGCACTCGATATATTTCGCGAACAGTTTGCTCAGAAAGAAATTGAATACTTGAATGCTGTACTCAAATTGGGCGGCGAGGCTACAGATAACGAAATTGTTGAAATGCTGGGATGGCCTCCAGGATATGTAAGTGCTCGCCGCAATGCTCTAAAACATCTCGGGATTATCGTCTCTTATGGTAAAACAAAAACAGGACCCAGCGGAGTAAGAAATATTGTCTGGTCAATTAATTTTAAAAAACTTTATTTAATTCTGGAGGACTCAAAATGATTATTGTATTAATTATAGTCTTTGCAGCTGGCACCTGCTTTGGACTTTTAATTGGTGGTATGCTCGCATCAGGCAAATTCGAAGACTTAATCAGAGAAAATTATTATTTATATCAGCAAATCGAACAATTACAGAAGGAGTATAAAAATGTCAATTAACACTTTCCACGATGTAAATAATGCACTTAAACAAATAGCACAATATGACTCGTTCATATCCGAGCAGGAAATATTAATGAACGAAGCAATTAATAAACTCAAAAGCCAATATGAAGATGCAACTGCAGATGCACGCGCTAAAAAATTTGCTCTTGAAAAAGAACTCGAAAAATTCTGTAAACAAAATAAAAATGAGTTTGGCAGCCAAAAATCTAAAACGCTTCTTTACGGTAAAATATTTTTCCGCACTACTCCGCCTAAAGTCAGTCTTCTCAATAGAAAATATACAATTACAACTGTCATAGAACTTGCATCAAAATTATTCAAAGATAAATATGTACGCATTAAAAAAGAGCTTGATAAAGATGCAATATTAGCTTCCTATGCAGCAAAAGAAATAGACGACGAACGTCTTGCTGCCATAGGTTTGAAGATAGACCAGCAGGAAAAATTCGGTTATGAAATTAATTGGGAAAATCTTAAGGAGGTATAAATGACAACAATACAAAGAAATATTGAGCCTATTAACAAATATCAGATTGCCAAGATACATATTGCTGCCAACCAGCTTAATCTTACTCGTCAGCAATATGAGGATATTCTTTCAGGTTTTATTAAAGAAGATGGAACACCATGCAACAGTTCTAAAGAATTGAATCATGAGCAAGCAGAGGCACTGCTGCGAATATTCCGCAAACTCGGATGGAAAGAAAGCCGACATGGTAAAATACTCAAATATGAGGAATATTCTAATCGCGATAAAAAGTTTGCAGAACCACGTCAGCTGCGTTTGATAGATGCCCTGTGGCGTACATCACCAAAAGTGCGTTACAAAACAGATGAAGCTCTCAATCATTTTATAAAACGCATTGTAGGTGTAGACCATATTGGATTTGTATTGAAAAAAGATGTTCAGAAAATTATAAAGGCAATTCAAGAGTTATGATTAAGATTGTATTCATATCGCTTGCACTTTCAGTATTATATCTTATAACAATATTATTTTTCATGCTCTGTGTGATTGCTCTGCTCAATGGAATAAAAAACATTCTGAAATGGCTTTGTGTTTCAATATCAAATGAAATGTATAAATTTATCAGCGGAGATCAGGATGAGTAAATATGATTGGATAAAAGAAATTGAGAATTACAAAGATTATTTTACACCTGATCAACGCGACCTTATTGATTTAATAGGTTTCGATACCTATATGAAAATACATG